TTCTTGTAGATACTACCACGCAACAGCGGGTCATATACAAGGTCAAGGTCACCAGCCGGGGTTTCAAGCCGATTGATTTTTAATCCGAGTGAATTTTCAGCCTGTGTCATATTGATGTCATTTTCGGCACGGGCAAGTTTAGTAAAGAAGGTCAACACACCACGTCCACAAGGAACAAACTTGCGCATACTACCTTCATATTCAAAAACCTCTTCCATGTCGTCCATGAAATCATTGAATGTATAGATGTCTTTTGTTTTGTTGAACTCTCTCGTTCCGCCGAGTCCTCTTGAATTTGCTCCTTTTATAACGGCATTTATAATACCGTGGGAGGTTCTTGTGGGCGCAGAACTGCCGAGTAAAACACCATTACCGGGCGCAGAGAACGGGTCTCCTTTGACAGAACCATAGCGGTCACCAAACAGAAATGTTCTCTCTTGTTCCACATAGTGTTCTTTCAACTTGTCAGCCCTAATACGGGCATACTCACTTCCGCCAATAGTACGTGTATTTTTCAGCGTGTTATCAATACCATACTTCGTCTTAAAAATCTGGGCGGATGCCCAAACAGTTTCAAGATTGTCGGTATATCCACTTGCTTTAGCGCTGCCATCAGCAAAAGCAGAACCGATGCGATAAACCTTATCAGAAGCCGCAGCATTAAAGCCGGGGGTATTTGTGATAAGTTTACCAACAACAAGGTCTGCCGAGGCGCTGTCGGACGCTGTACACGAAGTGACGAGAATGTTAGCATATTTTGAGTGGTCATCAGCATCTACTATCTGCAAAACATGTCCGGCAAGAATAGTTGTTGCAGGGCTATTGTTTGAAGAACCGTATTTCAGGTGCAGATTGGTTATTGCCGTCCCCTGCGAAACGCTTGTCAGCGTATACGCCTTAGACACAGAATAGGTAAGATTATCGAGCCAGTGTGCCCGATGTTCCAAGAATTTGTGGTCTGGGTCGTCTACGTCGTACTTTTCGAGGCTTCGCAGGAGAGTCAGAAAAGGGGTGGCCTCCGGGACAAGTTCAGCAACTTTGTCACCAAGACCAAATACCCTTCGGTCTTCATACATTACCGAGGCAGATGTGTATACTGATTTGTTACCACTATTATAGGTAATTCCAGTACTCATTTGGTATCTCTCCTAATTTTGATACCCATTAATAGTGCACTCCACGGAGAGATTTTTTGAGGGGTTCGAGAAACTCATCCACCTTTGTTTTCTTTTCGGGTCGTGGTGACGAAATATTGGCAAATGAGTCGGGCATTTCTGATGTGTTCCGAATCTGTTTACGAACGTTCTCCGCTGCACTTCTCTCTACTTGTTTGACGCTGTCATTAATTTTGTACAGGTCATACAGGGTATCAAGGGTTACTTGTTTCCCTCTTGCCCATTGTTCAAACTCCTTAAATTGTTTATCGTCCATGCCTTTTGCCCGCTTGAAATCTTCAATGGCTTTTTTCTGAGCGTATTGGGCTTGCCTTTGCATAGCCTCCCTACGCTCTGCTTCAATCCGTGCATTCATTTCCTTAAGGGCTTCTTGTTTGGCTTGGGCAATTAACATTTTCTTCTCAGCCTCTTCTTTGGCCTCTCTCCACCGATATGATTCAGATTTTGGGTCTGAATAGGCATCATAGGGGTCAAAGTTTTCCGGCTTTTCCGGTATCTGGGGAGTTTGTGGTTGTCCCGGGGCTTCCTGACTGTTTTCTCCAGAATATTGCTTCACATAATAGTCTGTCAACATTTTGAATAGTTTCGGGTCTTCTCTGACGGCCTTATCAAGACCAAGGGCTGGTTCTGCCCGACGCTTTAATTCGTCAAGTTCGGCCTTTAATCTTTCAACGTCATCCTGGCCCGAAACAGTTTGTTTTTCTTCATCATCAGGTTGCAATTCCGCAGACTTTTTTGGATGCTGCGTATCTACAGCACCCAAATTGGGTATATCTTCTTCCCCTTCAGGGCTTTGTTGGTATGAGGGTCTCGGTTCGGGTTTCCCGATTGGACGAGAGAAAAAATCATCCAGAGAGAACTCATTGTCACCACCCTTTGGTTCTCCTGAATCAATATTTTTGGTTTCTTCATTTTGTTCAATAGGTTGTTCAACGGGTTGTTTTACAACCTCTTCGTTTGCTTCCGGCGTGTTTTTCACTTCTTGCTCACTCATGTTTTACTCCTTTTTAGAAGGGTTTTCCTTCTTGCTGTCAATGGCATTTTTTGCCTCCATGACAATTTCTTTTAATTTATACTGCATTTCTGCGGTAAGTGTATCAGATTTTCCCTCTAATTGAGCCAAAACCTTTTCTATTTTAGTTGTGAAGTCTGCAAGTTTGAGCCGTTTTTCAAGGGTAAGTTCACGATTCCTTGCATTTTCCAATTGTTCTGACAATTGTTTAATCATCTCATCCATTTGCTCAAGTTGTGACTTCTGTTGCATCATAACAGATTTGCGTTTAATAACACCTTCTCTGTCAAAAATATCCAATTTCTTTAGAACCTCAATATCATCGATAAGTCCCATCTGATACCATTGTTTATATTCTTGAGCCAACGCCCACCTATTAGAAGGCATGGTAGAACCGGCAACAACAATAACGTCATATTTGCCAACTGAGATATCATTGATTTTTTTAACAGTATTTGAGACGTCGTCATACATAAGGGAATTAATCTCTTGCTCTGATTCTATACCCGACGGGCCAACAATTCTAATCGTCTTTTGTACTGTATACAACTTCTGGGCCATCTGAAGCCCAACTTTAAACAGTTGTGACAATGCTCTTTCAATTGTCTTCAGCTTCATCATGACTCGTCTATTTCCAAATTCTTCAATGGCCAGTGTACCCCTAAAGGTCTCGGGGCTTCCTTCGGCACTGCCCTGCATCAGCGCAAATATCCCGGAAGAATATTCAACTTCATATTTTAAATTCTCAGACAGCCCATACAATGCGCTTGGTAAGGGTATGGGCTGAACGGGTAAGGGTGGTTGTGTCCCCGGATTATATTCGAGTACAATCCCAGGTTTTGTATAATCTTCCCTAAATGTATCCACATCATCAACTGTCCCCTTTTCCATGAATATTTTGGGATTGGTTGATGTTTGTGCATGTGCAATCATAAGTGATGCAAGTTTATTAATCATATCCTGCTGGCCAAGGAGAAAGGCAGGCTCACCCATTGCATAGGGTGTCCCGGTATATACATTTACAAATGGCACAATAGGATACTCATCAACGGGTAAAATACTGTGATAGAGTAACTTGTTGCTGACAGAACAGGCAACTGCCACACGTTGTCTATAAATTTTTTCCGGTTTTAAACTTTTCGGGTCAATGCCAGCCTCAGCCAGAAGTGCTGTCATCTCCTGAAACTGTTGCGGAGTGACAACCTGAAACTGTCCATTTTCATCCTCATATCGAATCATTTCAATGGTAGTTTTATAATAACGCTCTATGAGCCTTACTTTTTCCCTATTTGTATAAGAGACTTCCCGGCCAACTTTTTGATGTTCATCGGCATGTCTTGACCCTCCACGAACCTTTTCTTGCTCTGAATATGCCGCATCAATAATTTCTGCCATTTGTGGATAGCGTAATTTCATTTGTCGTCTTGGCAGATACTTAACAATCATAATTGATTCAGCATCTCTAAATAAAGGGTCTTTAGAATTTGGGTCTACATAGACATCCTCCGGGTCTACATACCCAAATTTAACCTCTCCCAGCCCATCATCGGCATATTTGTCTACATAGCAATACATATAGCCAAGCCCTGCAATTAATGAGTCTTTCAATGCTTGCATGTATACAACATCGCCATCGGACTGTTGCCAGATATACTGCATAAGGTCTTCAATAACCTTTGAAATCTTTACATCAGAGTCTTCTCTTCCGGTAACCCTAATACCGGGAGATTTTGCGGCCATTATGGCCAATTTCTGGTCAATAACGGGATAAATTCTATTAATAACAAGCGGAGCCTGGTTGCGTTTTGACAGCTCTTCTACCTCATCCGCCGTCCACTGTTTATTAAAAACATAATCACGGTTTTTCTGCGCTTGTTCAGCCCATTCATCGTGATAGCCCTCATAGTCTCTTAATAAATCTTCAGACTCTTGGACAATTTGTCTCGCAAGCTCTTCTTGATTATCCACTTCTTGTGGATTTTCCGCAACAGGTTCATAGTTACCGTTTAACATTAGGCCTCCTCTTCGGCCTTAAAATCTTCTAAATCAACACTATGTTCTTTCCTTACATTGGTAATTTTACCACCCTGAAAGGAAAAAATGACTTTACCATAAAAATCACTGTTCATAAGTGAATAAAGCCAAAGCAGTATTTTTCTTCCGTCTATTTTCATAGCCGCCTCCTTAATTATACACACTTCCAATTTAACACATTTTTATGAGAATTCCAAGAACTTTTTTTCTCCTCCCAATCCGGGGCAGTATTTACGGGCGGATATGCCTGATAACAAGCGCTCCAGAGTGCATCAATCGTATCGTCATGTTTTCCCTTGGGGTATGTTATAAGTTCTTGCTTCATATCTCCCATATTTTCATGCAAAAATATCTGATGTGCCCTAAACCTTGGTTCAAGTCCATAATTTCTATCTGCATACCTATCAGCTTTGCTATTTCTTGGTTTTACCTCGGTTATCGGCACAAATACATTTCTACGTAAACTTTCTTGTCTCAAAAACTGTACTAAGGACTCCTGGTATGCGGTAGTTTCTATTTTTACCCGATTTAGTGAATCCTTGTATTTTTCTTTTAATTTAAATATTTCATTCAGTGTATCAGTGGGCCCGATTCTCTTTCTAAGGCACTCAACAACATATATGTGATTAGATGGTGTCACTGCAACGGTTACAATTGCTGTATAATCCCCCCTTGTTTTGCCCATGGCGGGGTCAATACCGGAGAAAATATTTACCGGTACATAGCACTCGTCCTCATATACAGTGTAATCTTCATTTTCGGCCTCTTCCTGTGGCAACTTAAGATATGCTCTGTTATTGGCGTCAAATGTAATATATCCAGAGTGCCGGCCAATCATCTCTTCTTTAAATATCTGGCTGTCAGGAGACATGGGAATGTTCATATATTCCTGATAAAACATATCAAGATATCCATCTTCCTCATATTCATCCCGAATAGCTTTAATCTGAGCTATTGTCCATCTTGCAGGCCACAGGGGTTTAGTCCACGATTCATCAATAATGCGCCAGTGCTCTTGTGGATTCACATAGTATTCGTGACTGTCTTTAATACTGTTTAAAAAGCTATCTTCATGAACAATTGTGCCAATAAAAACAATTCTTCCGTTTTG